ACCACTCCAACTACATCATCACCGATGGTGCCAAGGTTCGCAAACTCCCCGACTTCATTAACGCCCGCGCCGAGAAGGGTTTCAGCCTCGACGTTGTGAAGGCCTATGCCCGCACCCTCGTCTCGGAGATCCGCCTTGGCTCCCGCACTGTCGAACAGAGATGGCACTGCACCTCTTCGGAATTCTCTGACATCTGCGTGTCGGTCTACGTCCTTTCTGCATACCAGCGCCGTTTCGATGCTCATATCATCAACGCCGCTTTCTCCCACATGGACAAGATCGGAGCGGAGCGCAGCCTTTTCGGGGAGATCTATGGTTGGATCTGCGAAACTTTCAACATCCTCCACCATCATGCAAAGGATGCCAAGGCAGCCCAATCCACGTCCAACCTCTTCCATCGGTGCACTCTCTCATTCTTCGAGGACTACCACCGCCATGACACATTCAAAGAGTGCGGGTTCAACGAGGAGGTCTTCTTCTCCTACAACATCGAGACTCTTCCGGAGGCGGAACAAACCCTGAACGAGATAGTCCAAGCCCAGGAACACCAGTCTGCCCCTGAAACACCACTCGGCCGTATCACTCCTGACTGGGCCCTAAAATTCAATAAGCCTGTCAACGTCGACCCGGGCATTGGCCCTGTCTATCTCGCCGAAGAGCAGCACGATACCCTGGTGCAGGAGTGTCTCCAGGGTTCCGAGAAAGCTGAAGCTAAGCCGCTCAAACTCGCCCTCAAGAGCGCCCATGATGAGCTCAAATCCCGCAAACCGAAGCGGCTTCACCTCGAGAACATGTTCGCACTGACAGGCGTTCCTGGTGGGGCGAAAACTGGCACGGTTATCAACGAAATCATCCCAGCCACCATCCCGTCCGGTCCCGTACTCGTACTCTGCCCCACCCGCGCTCTCGCCGACAAGTACGAGAAAGAACTCAGCGCTCCATCCCAGGCCGCCACCATCCATACCGGGCTCCGTGCGCTCAAGAAACAGAAATGGGCCCTAGTCATCATCGAGGAAGCCTTCACCCTCCCGATTGCCTACATCAACTTCATCGCGGCTGAATACCAGGTACTTATCGTCGGGGACCCCAAACAGATCCAGCATGTTGATTTCTCCGGTCTTTGGCACCGTGTCACCATGTTGGAAGCTCTCCTTCCCGCAATTCCCCGTCATCACATCACGACCACTAAGAGATGCCCACAAGACATTTCAGCTTTACCTATCATCCGTGCGGCCTACCCTGGCATCTCCTCGGATTCCAAACGCAATGCTTCCATCACTCACGTTAACGCCAACTTCAAGAATGATCAAGCTGTTAACGTCTGCTTCACCCAGCTCTGCAAAAACCAAATCGAACAGTTCACCGGGAGGAATGCATTCACAGTCCACGAATGCCAGGGCCAAACCTTTTCGAGCGTCATCCTCAATTATTCCGGCACCCATGCTGAAGAACAGCTGATCCGCAAGAGCCCCAATCATTTGATCGTCGGACTCACGAGGCACACCACCAACCTCTTCATCAGGGACTCTTCCCCCAATGGTGATTTGACCACATTCATCAACGATAAGACCCCACTCAATATCACCGCGGAACAGTCCAACGTGGATCTTCAAGCCGTCGATGCTGCTCCGATGTCCAAAGGGGTCACCATGGAAGATACCGCACCGAAGGTCACCCCCTACTCTTTCTGCAAATCCGAGGTTGGCACCGCCTGCCTGGTTTTAGATAAATATTACCCTGCCATCGCTCCCCGCGAGGAAATTTCCGTCACCTCCACCCAGCTAGAAACCGGCAATGATGCCAAAGGCGTCATTAGGCTCGCCGCCCTCGGGGATGAAGAGCAGTTTGAATCCAAGCCCCACAAGGTCTACAGATTCAAGGCTCCCCAGCGCGTTATGGTCACCAGAGGACATCAGAGTCACCTTCTCCTGCGCACCAATCTCGAGCGACTCACCCATTCCACCAAGAACTTGCCCGATGAAGCCTGCAAACCACTCGCCCAAGAACTCTTCAATCGCGTCGAAGAACACTTCAACTGGGACCTTCCACAGAACGCCCACCATCAATGTTTCCTGGAAGCCATCGAGAAGATGCAGGAACGCGGACACGACATTTCCAAGCTGAAGGAAATCAACTCCTGGACTGACCAATCCGTTAACCTTGTCAAATCATTCCTCAAGGCCCAACAGAAACCGATGCTTGGCAAAGATCCATTGGAGGCAGACAAAGCCGGACAAGGTATTTCGGCATGGGAAAAGACACTCAACCTCATCATGGCTCCCTGGACCCGACTCCTCGAACAAGTCCTGGTCAATCAATCCAGAGGGACCGTACGCATCCTTTCACAAATGTCGGATGTCCAAGTCATGGCTATCCTCGAGAAGGACACGGTGGAAGGTGAACGCTACATCGACAATGACTGGACCAAGTTCGATTCCAACCAGAACAACCTGACCCGCGAGATTCTCAAGCGCGCCCTCATCCGCATTGGCTGCCCCGCCAAGCTCGTTTCATACTTTTGCGAGCAGCTCAAGACCCGTCGTATCTGCGCAGCCCAGTCCTCTCTTGTAGTCAACGACAAGAAAGATTCTGGCGCACCTCACACCCTCGTCGACAACTGTCTCTTCAATCTAGCTATCTGTCTAGATGTGATGACCGATTTCGACAAATTGTACATCAAGGGTGACGACTCCCTCGCTCGCGGACCCAACGTCGCTTTCAACATGGAACGTCTCAACAGGTACAACAAGCAGTGTGGCTTCCAGTTCAAACCCAACTCCTCCGCCGTTGGTCAATTTGTCTCCTTCCTCGTGTCACCAAGAGGAGTTGCCTTGGATCTCGCCCGCATCACCGCCAAGATCACCTCTCGCGCCTACAACAATAAAGAGGACTACGACAACTACGCTTCCGCTCTTGCCGGCACTTTGAAACCGATCGACATTGACGCTGGGAACAACATGTGCATCGTCAATTCACTCCACCACTGGGGCAACACCAGAGTGACCTCTGATTTCGACG